GCATTGACATTGGCACCACCATTGATGTTGCCAGCAGTGACGTTGCCAGTCACGCTGACTGTGGTACCAGTTAGACTTGTTACTGATATTCTTGTGGCACTTAGGTTGCCAGCATCAAGGTTACCGGTGATGTTTGCGTTGGCTCCAAACAAGTATCCAGCTGTGGTAATATCACCAGTTGCTGAAACTATTCCGCCAGTGAGTATATTACCGCCACTGATATTGGCAGTGACTGCTAATGATCCCAGTGTACCAACTGCGGTAATATTGGTTTGTGACGCTGTGGTCAATGTGCCCACAATACTGGTACCGCTTAGGTTACCACCTGTGATGTTACCAGTTACACTTACTGTGGTACCTGTGTGGGTGATAGCATAAACATTGGCACCACCATTGATGTTGCCAGCGGTAAGGTTACCAGTTACACTAGCAATACCAGTGGTTATTATGTTGCCACCAATTACATTGCCAACTGCTGAAACATTTCCGCCTGTGTTGAAATTAGCAGCAGTTAAATCGCCCGAACCTATACTAACTGTACTTGCGTTAGCACTGATGGTTTGCGGGCCTAGATTAATCGAAGTACCGGATAAGTATAGGTCTTTCCAACGTTGAGTTGGACTACCCAAATTGTAAGTTACGTTACTGACTGGCAGCAAGTTACCAAGCACATTGCCCGAAACACTCAAATCTACTGTGTTTATGGTAGCACCGCTGTTGACGTTGCCGGTTGCACTGACCATTCCACCAGTGTTGATGTTGCCACCAATGATGTTTGCTGTTGCTGTGATTAGGCCGCCGGTAGTTAAATTACCGCCAACAACATTGGCGCTGACACTGACTGTGGTACCAGTTAAACTGGTTGCCGAAACTCTAGTTCCACTTACATTGCCGCCAGAAATATTACCAGCTGCTGAAATCAATCCTGGGGTGGTGATATTGCCACCAGTGATGTTGCTAGTTACATTCAAATCACTAACAACATTACCACTCAAACTTAATCCTGTGGCATTTAGATTGCCACTGGTCACATTGCCATTGGCACTGATATCACCAATAACGCTCAATCCACCAAGAGAGAACACAGCTATATTTGCTGCACCACCTATGCCAATTGTGACATTGCCATTTGCTACTGGGATGGTTACATTACTGGTACCATTGTTGATGTTGGCTACGCTGGTAATAACTCCACTTAAGAAAGCACCATTACCCAGTATGTAATTACCCTGAACGTTGGCAGTGGTAGTGATATTGGCTGCGGATATCAACGAACTTACAACGTTGCCACTCAAACTTAACCCTGTGGCATTTAGATTGCCACCATTCACATTGCCACTGACACTTAAAACTGTACCAGTCAAGCTGGTAGCATTGACGTTTGCGCCGCCCAGTATGTTGCCTGCTGTGATATTGCCAGTAACACTGACTGTGGTACCGGTGTGTGTTGTGGCATAAACATTAGCGCCACCATTCACATTGCCGCCGTTGATATTGCCACTAACGCTTAAAACTGTACCAGTCAAGCTGGTAGCATTGACGTTTGCGCCACCATTGACATTACCGGCTGTGACATTGCCAGTTACGCTGACGAATTTGTTGCTGACCAGCAGTTGAACAGTACTGGTGCCATCTTTGTAAAATAAGTTACCATCAGTGTAGTTGATGGCCAATTCGCCCAGGGCTAAATCCCCTGAGGTAGGTACAGCGTTGGCTACGCCTGAGCGTTTAATTAAAATTGTGTTTGACATGTCAATGACTTCCTATTCAGTCTTATTTAGTGTCAACCAAATATTTAATAACTGCCACCCACAACTATCTGTTCATTGTTGACAATCTTGATCCAAGGAGTCCAAGTTCCGTTCCAGTTTGCACGGTTCCACTGTATTTTTACGTCGCTGCTTTCAATAGTTCCTGGGAAAAATATCTGTTCAATTGACATATCTTTGCTGTTTTTTACTTCTAATAATCCAACAAAAACTTGGCTATCCAGCGGTGCACCGGTGGTGCCTGACCAACTCACACGATTTACTGTGTAAACTCCCATCTGAATCAGGGTATTCCAGTCGTTTTGATCATTTCCGCGATCAGTCATTGTGCTGGTCAACGCAGAGCCGTTGCCCACAAAGTTGTTGCCAGTTGATATATTTCCTGTAACACTAGCAGTTCCAGTCACGGTCAAATTGCCTGTAATATTACCGCTTGCACTGGCCACAACACCAGTCAGCGCAGAACCATTTCCTACAAAATAATTGCCTGTGATGTTGCCCGTAGCCGAAATGTTGCCGTTGACCAGTTCGCCATCAGTAGAAAACACAGCAACATTGCTGGTGCCAGCTACACCAACAGTGACATTGCCTCCAGAACTCACAACTTGTACATTGGATGTGCCATTGCTGATAAATGTGGTATCTACACCGTATTCGCCAATGTATCTGTAGCCCACAATGTAAATGCTTTTGCCAGTGACGCCAGTGGCAATTTGACTGGGAATGTTTGCGCCGTTGAAGTTCAGCAGTCCCGCTTGATAGTCAAAAAACCAAGTGTCGTCGTTGCCCGAACCGGCAGCAAACAATTTTGTACCTACTGTTTGTGGGTTGGTCACTCCAGATGCTGCCACATACACTTGTACCAAATAGTTGTCTCCAAACTGTGTCGGAACCCAGTTGGCCAGGCCAGTGAGCCAAGTTTGATTGTCAGGTGCAGTCAAATCTTCTGTACATTCCACTGTGGGACTGTAGCCAGCACCGCCACCATCTTTGTACACCTGTACAATACTGGTAGTATTAGCCGGAGGAGTGGCAGGTACGCTTCCACTTTGTGTCCAAATCAAATCTCCACGATAAAGTAATGGACTAGCAATGCTTTCGTTGAAAGCTTCTTTGCTTGCGGAATCTGCAGTTTTGGCTACACCATAACCTATTTTCTTCCACAAATAATCTAATTTTTGTGCATCTGACATATTAAGTCGCCGTTCCTATTGATAAGGCAGTGATTGTTTGCCCACTAGCCAAGGCAATTCTTACCAAAATGTTGTTTCCGAAACTGTTTGCAGCATTTTGTGATCCCAGTGTCATTGTGTATGCCACACTGGCGATTGGTGTATTTAGTGGTACAACATCGGCACCTGTTAAAGCACAGCCATTGCTGCCGTTGCCTCCAGAGGCGCTGGCTCCCGGAACTCCTGACCCGCTGTACTGGGTAAATCCTTCTAACCACCCATTGATGGTGCTGGTTGGTCCTGGAAAGCCTGGAGTGGGCGAAGAAAATCCCCCTGTGTCAATGGTGGTATTTGGAGCAGCAATCCACAGCCCAGCAATGCCTGTGGTTGAAGTCAATCTAATGTCAAAGTTGGCCAAACTGGGTCTAGCAAACGCAAAAGTAAAATACTGTGTAGAAGTTCTATTTCCGCCCACAGCCAAGTTAGGACCAACTGGCAAATATCCTGTTGACAAGTTCACTGTGTAGTTGGTAAGAGTTCCATATCTGACCACAGCTTCCGGAGTGTTGGCAATTGTTTGGGCACCAGACCATACATTTGATGTGTAGTAATTTATGCTGTTGGCAAACGCTGGTGTGTTACCAGCTGAACTCATTACCACACGAACTGCTGCTTGTGTGTTGCCAGTGGTAGATGCTGTGATAGATTGTTCGTTCACTCCAGAATTTGCACCAGCGTACATTTGTATTTTGGTTGGTAGCTGTACTGTGGCGCTGGTACCAACCACATTGAGTATGTTGGCCTGCAGGGTGCTCACACTGTTGTTGGTGCCACCAAGATTGGCAGTCAAGTTGCCCAACGTGTAGTTTGATCCAATACCAATGTTGGCTTTGACATTGCTGCCGGTCAACATGCTGTTGGCAGTGTTGTCGATACTGGCCAATGACTTGGTTTGACTGGCTGCAACCACGCTGCCCGATCCTTCGTACACAGTTCCGCTGTCCAGTATAAAAGGATTTGTGCTGGTAAATGTTTGTCCAGAAAGATTTGCCACTTGCAAGTTGGCAATGGTGATGGTTGGACTGCCAGTGTTGTAATAAGGAATACCAGAAATATATCTAACAGTTCCAGCAGTGGCTTCTGTCATGACCACACTGCTGTTGGATAAAGTAGGAACAGAGTTCAAGTTGTCTTTGACAAATCCCACGTAGTTTGTGTTGCCAGACACTGTGTGTGACAGTTTGTAATTGTTGTATCCTGTGCTTAAATTGGCTAAGGCACAGCTGATGTTGGCGCTGAACACTTTGTAAAAGTAACTGGGTACCGCAGCATTGGCCACATGCAGGTCTTGATCTGCTGCCACAACCAATGCACTGGTAGTGCCTACTGTGTTGCCAGATGTGGTAAATGTGACATTGCCAGCAGCAGCATTGTTCACATAAGCAGTCAATGTGCCAGTGGTTGAGGTGTTGGCCAACAACACATTGGCCGAAGTCATGACTGGTGTGGTAGTAGCAAAACGTGTTACAGATGTGCCATTGGCCGGAATATTTCCACCAGACGCATCAGTTGCACCTGCTGCCAACAGCGGTGCGTTGGTAAATTGACTTGCATTGGCAATTGTTAGATTGGCAAATCCGCTGAGATTTGTGGGTGCTGTGGGATTGGCTGCAATAAAAATATAACCTGTTGTGCTGAATGTGTTGCTTTGTGCAGTGCTGGTGATACCGTTGGGTGTGCCATTGGCTGTGAGTGATACTGTTTTTGCACCAGTGGCAGTGTATGTGTGTACAACATTTCCTACATTGGATACACCATTGCTGAATGTGCTATCACCCCAGGACCAGTTGGCAATGTTGCTGTTTTCACTGGTGTTTTGGAATGTAAAAGTTGACCGATTGGCACCATTGTAATCGGTATACAAATAACCCACTCTAGCATTGCCTATGTTGGCAGTGGCATCGGTAGTGACATTGGCTGTGGTTCCCACAAAGTTGGCTCGGGTTTGTGGCTCAATTGTGATGGTGATATTTCCAGATCTAGCAGGACTGGTACTGAATCCTGTGTACAAATACAAGTTGGCTGTGTATTGTTCGTATTTGTTGCCTGATTGGTTAGCTGCGCTCAATGCAAAAGAGTGTGTGACATTGGCTGCTCCAGGATTGCCAGCAACACCAGTAGCAATATTCACATTGCTCACAGTACCGTCGCCCCAGTTAAAGTTGTACAGTTGTTGTGCTCCAAAACTTGCTGTGTTGCCCGGCGTACCAGTGGAATCATTTCTAAAACTTATTGTGCCCACACCATTGATCACATTAGCCACATTGGCAGTGACAAACACATTGCTGGCCTGTGAAGAATACACTTTGACATTGGTATTTGACGACGTGACACTCACAGGACTAGCACCTGCATTGGCGCTGTTGCCGGTCAAGTTGACACCATACAATGCGTCTGTGTTGGCTGTGGCATTGGTAAATGTGTGTGTGGCTGTGGTCCAGTTGTTGGCTGGAATCACCACAGTACCGTCGCCCCAATTTATAGAATACGTTTCGGCATATTGGCTAGTGTTAGTAATCTGAACACCATTGGGTGTGTCCAAACTGGTTCTGTTGGCAGTAAATGACGGAATAGGAGTTGGTGTGTACAATGTTATTGTGGCAGTTGCTGTGCTGGTTGATCCTTTGGCTCCAGCAGCAGCATTGCCAGCATTGGTACCATTGGTATTGTATGCTGTGTAAGTCACAGTGTAAGTTCCGCCTAATGTGTTGCTGAATGTGTGTGTGGCATTGGCTGTGGCTACGTTTGCAGTTCCGTCACCAAATTGCCATAGGTAACTGTTGGGGTTTCCAATATAGCGACCAGTTAGCGACACACTCAGTGGGCTGGGTCCAGAATATACGTTGGAAGTGATGTAAGTATTGCCCACAAAAGTGTTTCCAGCAATGTTCAACGAAACTTGATTTAAATCATCTAAGCCATCTGTCACATAGGTATTAGCTGTCCAACCTTGATAGGCCACAGTATTTCCAGACAAGCTGCCATCTGTTGGAGTACCCAGTGTTATTGTGTTGCCTGTGCCGCCACTGCTGGAAATACCAGTTAATAATGAACCATTACCAATAAAGTAATTGCCTGTTACATTGCCAGTGGCACTGATCAGCCCTGCAGTGAGTATGTTGCCACCAGCAATGTTGGCTGTAACACTTAAATTAGATACAACATTTGAACTCAGGCTCAAACCAGCAGCATTCAAGTTGCCACTTGTGACATTACCTGTGACGCTCAAACTGGTACCAGTTGCAGCACCAATATTAGGAGTGGTAAAGGTTGCGCCAGTCTTGACCGTGATATTGCCTGAACCGTCAAATGCTGTGGTAGTATTGTCTACTTTGGCATTGAATTGTGAGCCAATCAAACTTAGACCAGCAGAGGTATTGGCTGTGTATGATCCTGCTGACGAAAATTGTGTGAATACAATATTGGTTGTTCCAACCACTACTGGAGCATTGGTAGTACACACCCATCCAGAATCCGCATTGGTTGAACCTTCTTCAACAAAGGTAAATGCGCCAGGAATCTCAGCTGACTGATTAAAATCCGTTGCTCTGGTCAGCACATATGACGCACCTGCGCTGTTGATTGTGACAATGTAGATACCATTGTATGGTTGATTGGCTCCAGTTTCATTCTTGACCAACACTCTTATACCGGTACCACCAGTAGGAGCAGTTCCATCAATGGTCAACAATCCTGCTGACGTTCCGGTTATGGTCGCTCCAACTCCAGCAGTACCGTTGTTGTAGGTGTATGCAGGCAGTGTTGCCGCAGTGGCCAATGATACTGATGCTTTGGGATCTAGCCCTTGGGCAACTGAATCCACATAGTATTTGGTGGCAGCATCTTGATCTTGAACAGGATCTGCCAGATTGGTAATGTTTTTGCTGTTGACAGTTACGTTGCCCGAAGGTGCTAGATTCAATGCACCAGTTGAGGTAATTGTTATAGCAGTTCCAACAATGTTGTTGGTATTGACATTGCCACCAGTTATGTTGCCTGTTGCGGATATCAATCCACTGGTCAACAAGTTACCACCCGTGACATTACCTGTGGCTGTTATATAAGGTCCGGACAATCCTCCATCGTTGCCAAACGTCCATTGATATGAGCCGCCGCCGGGTTTTATACTAATTTGATAGGCGCCGGTAATTGCTAAATCTAGCGGATTTGTTTGAATAATATTGGCATTGGCAAATGCCAATGTACCACCAGTGACGCTTATGTTGCTGCCAGTTAGATTACCTGCGGCACTGATCAGTCCGGGTGTTGTGATGTTGCCACCAGCAATGTTGGCAGTGACATTGAGATTGGATACAACATTTGAACTTAGACTCAATCCTGCTGCGTTTAAGTTACCGCCTGTGATGTTGCCCGCTGCCGAAATAACTGTTCCGGAGGTGATGCTGTTGGCAGCAGATAAATTGTTGGCTGAAAAATTACCAGAGCTGATGCTTATTCCCGTGGCATTTGAACTGATTGTTTGCGAACCTAAATAGATGCTGTTTCCACTCAGGTACAAATCTTTGAAAGCGTGGGTGGAATCACCTATGTTGTATGTGACATTGGCACTTGGTATTAGATTGCCAGTGATGTTACCAGTGATGGTAAAATCTTTAGTGCTGGTCAATCCAGCAGTTGTTAAATTACCGCCTGTGATATTGCCTGCGGCACTGATCAATCCGGGTGTTATTATGTTGCCGCCGGCAATGTTGGCAGTGACATTGAGATTGGATACAACATTTGAACTCAGACTGAGTCCTGCTGCATTGAGGTTGCCCGCAGTTATATTGCCTGTGGTTGATACGGGATTGTTACCAAATGCAGCCAAATTGGCAGCAACATTGGCATTGCCGTAACTTGAAACAATTCCAGTTAACTGACTTCCATTACCAATAAAATAACTACCACGAATGTTGCCCATGGCACTAACACTACCGTCATTGCCTAACGATACAGTTTTAATTGTGCCAGTGATATTGCTGTCAAATGCTGCACCGGTTTGATCTACATAAAACCAACTGCCATTACCAATATCAATCTGACTGGTAGGAACTCCTGCCGGATTGTATTGTAATTGCGCCCAGCCAGTACCTTGTATGGCCACATTGTTGGCAAACACTGTGGTAGCTTTGATATTGCCATTGTATGTTGGCAAGAAAGCAGAAACATTGGCGTTGCTGTAAGTTGCAGGTAATCCAGTTAACTGTGATCCGTTACCGATAAAATAGTTGCCAGTGACATTGCCTGTGGCCGATACTGATCCTGTGGTACGAATGTTACTGCCAGAAAGATTTCCAGAGACTGATACATTGTCACTGAGTGAGAACTTGATCTGCTGCGGGGTAGATAATGCATTGGTGGTTATGACAATATTGTTACCATCAACAAATTGCACAGTATCTTCACCCACTGCAACCAAACTGCTTTGTCCTGCAACTTCCCAAGTTTTAAACGAACTACCTAGTGTTATTAGAGCATTGCCATTGCCTATGTCAGTGACACTAAATCCAGTTGTGGTGTCAAACAGCAATCCATGAACGTTGGGCACAACATTGGATATGTTTCCAGTTGTGTACTGGCTCACTGTCAGCAAATTGGATAGCTGACTGCCGTTGCCAAATAGATAATTGCCAGTGACATTGCCGGTTGCAGTGACTGATCCAGCTGTGACAACATTGCCAACTTTGACATTACCAGTGGCACTGACCAAGCCAGTAATGTATGCGCCTGTGTTGGCAAACACTGCTGCTGTGTTGCCTGATACACCTATTGTGGTATTGCCATCGGCAATCACTGTGACATTACTGGTGCCATTGCTGATGTTTGATACTGAGGTAATTACTCCTGTCAGTAGCGCGCCATTGCCCAATATGTAATTGCCTGTGATGTTACCACTAGCAGAAATACTGGTATTGAATGAGGTATTGGCAACGTCGAACGTGACTACATTTCCTGTTCCTGAAATGCCAATGGTGACAATGCCATTGGCGGCAACATTCACATTGCTATCGCCGTTAACAATTGCTGTTCCTCCGCTGACCACAATGCCAGTGAGCAATGAACCATTGCCCACGAAATAAGTGGAATAAACTGTGTCAAATCGTGTTCTTAGAGCACCAAGATCATGTACTCCATCCTGACTGGGAATAATTGAGCTGTTGGCCTGTATGTTGCCTACGCCATTGCCTTTGAGCACAAGATTGTTGTTGTGTCCCAAAACTGTGATAACATTGCTTGTGATTGAAACATTGCTACCCACTGGGCCAGCAGTGTATATCTCAGTAAAGTTTTCATTTACTGCTACAAACGCACTGCGTAATGATTCACCGGTGCCATCGTTTGCTGCGTTACCGGTGTTGATGATCTGTTGTGTCATGTGATTTGTTAGGCTATTGTATATTTACCAATGCCCAGGCATCAAAATTACAACTATGAGTTTAGAGTCTGCCCACTACTACCTGGATAACGCCTGACTCACCTTGGAAATCTTCCAATGATTTTCCTAGTACTGTGCCAATGGCAGGCGTGGCACTGGCAGTTGCTTGCCCATTTCCGGCACTGACCATCATGGCACCTTTCCAAATTGTACCAGTAACTCGGGTGGGTACTCGCCCGGTCAATGCCACTGCTACCACATGTTCACCTGGTTGTGTGGAGTTCATCAAGTGTGCTGGATTGGTACTGACCACACCGGCTATCTTGTTACTATTGGCGGTTGTACTGACGGTGACTTCGTGGTCTCCACCAAAATCCATCACAGTACCTGGCTCGTATTCAGAATCGCTGGTGTACATCTCAGCCAAGTCAGCGTATTGTGCTGTGGTTGCCTTGGCAAATACTGTGTTGAATGTTGTAGTGGCTGAGCCAATGTTACCAGTACCGGTTGTGCCGCCATTCACAATGTTACCAGCTGTGATGTTGCCGGTGGCAACAGTCAGTCCAGTAAATGTTGGGCTGCTTCCAGTTGTCAAGCCTGAAATGTCTGCTTGTGCCAGCGTAACTGCACCGGTCCTAGTAGCAACCGATGTCACTTTAGCGTCAGTATAAGTGGTGCTGATACTGGTTGCATTCCATGTTCCTACTGTTAGTGTTCCTACTCCGGTAATAGCAGTTTGTGAAGCTGTGGATAATGTACCTGCAATACCAGTCACACTCAAGTTGCCACCGGTGATGTTGCCAGTTACTGACACAGTGGTACCTGTGTGAGTGGTAGCGTTGACATTGGCTCCACCCAGCACATTGCCACCGGTGATATTGCCTGTAACTGACACTGTGGTGCCTGTGAGTGTGGTAGCGTTGACATTGGCTCCACCCAGCACATTGCCACCACTTATGTTGCCTGTGACTGCCAAACTGGTCAATGTGCCAACTGAGGTAATGGTGTTTTGTGCTGCTGTGGATAATGTACCAGCAATACCAGTTGCGCTGATATTACCACCACTTATGTTGCCTGTCACTGCCAAACTGGTCAATGTGCCAACTGAGGTAATGTTGTTTTGTGTTGCTGTG